CCAGTAACAGTCACGGGAACGAGTGAAGTTATGGAGCCATCGTTAAAAGGAACATAGTCAGTTCCGACGTAGTTCCAAGCCATTGTGTATGTCGTGCCTGCTGTCAGTTGCACCTCACGAGTTATCCATGCCGCGTCTGTCGGTGTACCTCCGCCATTGCCAGATGCTTGTGCCTGCGATGTAAGCATGTTTTTGATTTCTGTCACCGAGCCAGCCGAAAGACCTAAAGCACTTGCTGCTTGGTTAAAAGTCTGTTCGTTTTTGGGTTGAAGCAGAACAGCGTTTGTTCCGTTATTGGGGGAGAATGTCCAACTGCCAGAAGCAACTGCTGGTGCGTAGTACGGGCTAGAAGGACTTCCAACAGCACCCCTAGAACCGTGGGTAAAAGTTCGGGAACCAGCAAATATGGTTACACCACTACCGTTGCCAGTAATGGTGCTACCCAGTGTCCCAGACTGAGTTCCTTTATCCCAACCAGCAAAAGTTGCATCCTCAAAACCAGTATTAGGGATGGTGGCTGCTTGAACGGGCGAAGATAGGCCAATCAGCGCAATTAGAAGAGAAACTGGCCCAAGAATTCTGGACAGTGCTTTGCGGTGGTGGGAAAATGTAGACATTTTGCAACAAATTTATGTTGCAAAAACAAATAGTCTTTATAGGACCCAAAACCTGTATAGCCAAACTACAGGTTGATTATTTCCGAAAACACAGAAATCCATTCCGGACCAGTTTTTGACATTGTAAATTCCTTATCAATAATTCTTTTTATTTTGCGTGACTCTTCTTCTCTGACTTTAAATTGTTGAAGTTCGTCAAAGTGACTCATCCAATCAGCATCAGATACAGCAACTCTACCGACGCCCATGGAGGCAAGGTATTCATACTCGGGCAAAGCAGATGCAACAAATGGAATTCCAGAAGCAGCGTACTCCACCCCCTTGATAAAGGATTTTGCTCTGTTGAAGGGTATGTCGTTAAGCGGAACTATGCCGATGTCAAAATTTTTATGCGCTTGCTGCATTTCAAAAAGAGGAACCATTCCGCTGACATCGCACAATTTCGAGTCAATACCAAGTCTCAAATACGCTGCGGGCGCCCACGGCAAGTTACCTGCGTGATGAAACCTTATACCGTTTTTCACCAGATACGAATTTAAAAATGGCTGCATTACCTCAAGGTCCATCGACCTCCAAGGTGTAGCCCCAAGCCAACCAATTACCGGTGCCCTTTTTATTGCTTTTAACCTCTGGAAAGAATTATCTTGTATTGCGTTCCTCACCATGAATATTGGCTTGGAAGGATATTTTGCTGTGAAGTAGTCGCGAATAAAAGGAGTTGAGCAAATAAGCGCATCGGAGATTTTGATTATCTCTGAATATATTTCTCTATTGTTATGTTTGTTTGATTTTGAAGAAGACGACTGATACGCAAGATTTGCTGTGTGCAGTTCGTCATATAAGTCATCTATGTCAACAACTATTTTTTGCCCAAGTGATTGCGCTTTTGGAATCCCTTCTAGTACATCGAGAGACATGATTACCTTCAAAACAATTACGTTGTTTTTTCGCGAAAAACTTCCGTTTAGTCTTTTGACGGTGAACTCTCCACTTGGCTTTATGGACAAAAATCCAAAAGACGATGCGATTCCCGCAAGGTTCAACTGTTGCGACGGAAGTATTGAGCGATACCATGTGCAGCCGTTTGGCACATACTGTTCGTCAACAATGGACCAATCAAGGGAGACAAATCCAACATTTGCCTTGGAAAAAATATTCATTTATTTAATGTCCATAATGTTTGCAAATGTCGTTTCCCATTCTTTTGCCATTACGTCAATAGAAAATTTTTCTCTAAGTATCTCTTGAGAAACTTCAACTTCATCATTTCTCATGTTGTGATTGAGTAACTCATCAAAATGATAAACCCAATCTGACTCAGAATAGGCTACTCGGCCAATGCCATTTTGTGCAAGGACTTCGTACTCCGGGGAGTAGGAGGCGACAAAAGGTATCCCTGCTGCGGCATATTCTAGCCCTTTTAAATATGATTTTGCGTGATTGAAGGGAATGTTGTTTAGCGGGACGATGCCGATATCAATTTCCTTGAAGAGTTCTGGAAGGTTGAGTATCGGAATCATTCCCTGCTTTGTGTGTCTATTTTTTGGCACTCCAAGAAGTTCTGATGCTTGTGAAGCATTCTCCACATGTCCGGAATGATGAAAAGTTAAATTGTTCCGAATCAAATAGTTACCGAAAAAACCACTTAGTTGTTCTAGGTCATTGCCCCTCCATGGCGTTGCCCCAACCCAGCCAATAACCGGTTTTTTAAACAAGTGTTTTTTCTTTTTCCACCTATCTAAATCAATCCCGTTCCTCACCATAAATATTGGTTTAGAGGGATGTTTTTTTCTGTAATGTTCATAAAGAAAAGGAGTTGAGCAAATGAGCGCATGCGCCCGCTCAATTATAGAAAAGTAAATATCTCTGTTGTTTTCTTTATTCAATTCTGGGTGAGTAGTTGTAAACGCCCTGTTCGATTCCGGAAGTCCCTCAAACCAGTCATCAATATCCACGACAATTTTTTGTCCGCTTGATTCCGCTCTTTCAATTGCGGTCAAGTTGGATATGTGCATCGCAAGTTTGAATACAATTATCTTGAAGCCACTTGCCAAACCTTCATTATCGTAAAGGGGCTTTTTTATGTGTATCCCCATATCGCCGTTCGTTGATGAGGCGATTGTGCCAACAAAGGCAGCGTGACCTTTTTTGTTAAGTTCTTTTGCCGGGAGGACACACCTATACCAAGTGCACCCGTTGGGTATGAGTAATTCCCCAATCCGAGACCAGTCCTGAGAAGCAAATCCAACAGAAAACTTATGCACACTCACGAGTCTACTATGAATATACTTGTAGAATTCTATTGCAACCCTCTGTAGAAAGAAAAATATGAGCGCTTGGCAGGAATATAAAAAGAAACTTGGTGAAACTCGGCCGTGGGATACCCTCAACCCAGAAAACCATACAGACGAAAACACCGCTCGTAAACGTATGAACATTTGCGAGGTTTGCCCACGTCTCGTGCAAGCCACCAAACAGTGCAAGGAGTGCGGCTGCTTTATGGTTCTCAAAACAAAACTCACTAACGCCGTATGTCCAATAGGTAAATGGTGAAGCCCATCACCTTCTGACATTGAGTTGCTACGAAGAATTTGCTGGATTAGATTTTACAACAAAAAAATAAATAATTAACAAAACTATTCTTTACGCAGCCAATAACAAAGTTCCCATCCACCGTCAATGTACTCATCACCTATGCGCTGTGGTGCATTTACCGACGAACTGCCTATTTCCCCAATTGGAATGTGCCGATGCTCAAGGTTTTTATTCGCAAGTCTGGCCGCGTCCTCCCTGAGATTTTTCACCCACTTGATTGAATCAAGTTCGGCTGTTTCGTGAACCGAAGAGGGCGTTGACTCATTTCTGCCTTGTGCGAACCAAGACAAATAGGCATAACGCACACCCTGGGTAACGGGGTTTACGCTGTGACAACCAGCATAAGAGGATGGATACATAAGAATGTCTCCAATTTTTGGCTTAAATTCAATGCCCCAAGGCGCATAAGAGAGTTCCCCTCCAGAATAATCTTCGTTAAGAACGACCGCAGCGGTGACGGTATTCGATAGAGGGAAAGACGAAAGAGGGGTTACGTTGTCTTCACCATATGGCAAATCGCAGTCTGAGTGTGGTCCGATTCCCTGACCATTTTCATATCTAATGAAATAACCTCTAGTCCTCCAACGAATTGAATTAATCACTACGGGGAATAGCACCGCGTACTGAACAATGCTTTTATAGAGAGCGTCTTCTAGTAAAAGAATAAAATCAATATGCTTCTGAGGCATTCCTTCGTAAAGGTAATTGTTGTACCTTATTGGTGCAGATTGAATATCGTCTTCAGAGTATTCGTATAAACCGTTGTTTAGTTTTGCATCCTTTGATTTTGGCGATTCCGTGTAACCCTGCGGCAATGTATTTTTTTCAATTCCCTCCATCACCTCTTTGAATAAATCTTGATTTATTAAAGATGGGTTCCCAAACTGAACAATTCCAGAGCCATGATGATAAATGTTCATTACCAAATCCTTGATACAAGTGTGTGTAGGTGCGAACTTCCAGACGGGTCTTTTTTGTTGGCGAGAGCCAAGACATCCTCACGAAGCGAAGGCATGTATACGTTCGTAGCCGAAGTGTTAACCGAAGGGTCAACAACATATTCGCCAACTGATTGATTCGGCGTTCCGTGTGCATACCAGCCCAAATACGAATACCTGTGACCGCCAGTAACTGTTTTCACTTCGTGAGCAGCAACGTAGTTAGATGGGAACATCAATATGTCGCCCTTTTGGGGCTTGTAAGTTATGTTCAGATAATTGAAATGGTGATGACCACCAGTAAAGTTCTTGCCGTTCAGTTCCTCTTCCGTATCAACGCAATCGTTGAGATAAATCAAACACGAAACACTGTTCCTCGTAGCCAACTGCTGTTTGGGGTGGTCAAACCCATATGCGTAGTCAGCGCTCGTGTCGCCATGAATCCCTAAGTACAGCCCACCCTTAGTAGGCGAATAGGAAACAAAGTGACCCTTTACTTTCCACCAAACGACCTTGTACGCCAACGGATACTCCCAAAAATAATGAAGCAGGCATTCATCTTTTGCTGATTCAAGTGCGTTGAGTAAATTGACAACGGTTTCATCCTGTGATTGATGCGCTACCGAACACCTACGAGGCATGTCGCCCGCTGAGTCCTCTGAAAAAATGTAGTCGCTTTTTTTCGAAAGAATATTTTCGCCGGTTTCTGGGTCAATATCTGGTTTGTACATTGACGGAGAATCAAGGTCTACGAGAACTTCTGCAATATTGAATACCGAATCCCAATCCAATGAGACCGCGTTCTTGAATAAAACTACGCCTCCGCCAAGATTTTCTATTGAACAATTTTTATTCATTGACGGCACCCCTGTTTTGCGGTAAATGATGCTTTGTGCTTGAACTGTGATTTTGATTAAGAACCCCACCCATAAAAGACATCAAGTCACTTGAGGAATGTTTATCCTTGATGTAGGAAACATAATCATCAACAATAGTTGGTAGCCAAACCTGACTTTGCTTGCCTACTGGAACGGGCCGTCCTGGCTGTATGCCTCTTTCGCTATCGGCTGAACCATGAGAAAAATAAGAAATGTAAACATATCTTTCTCCGCTCAAGCATGGTTTCACCTGATGGGTGCCTAGGTAGTTTGATGGGAATATGAGTAGGTCACCAGATTTGGGCTGGTGCACGGCGTTGGCATATATGAATTCAATTTCTCCACCGCTGTATTCGTGTTTGCCCAACTCTTTCTTGTCCCCTACGGATGAATTTAAATACAACAATGCGCTCAATACGTGCCTTGTGGCAAGTTGCAAATCTGGTTCAAAACCAACTTGATAATTTACTTCGTTGTCGTTGTGTAAGCCCAGGCCACTTCCTGCACCGTAGGCGGCGACATGACCAGTTTCCATCCACCATATATTTGAAAGAACACGTGGATACATTTCTATGTACATCAAAAGATGATTATAGATAGTTCTTTCACATTCTTGAAAAAATGCAACTAATTCTTTGGGGCTTTCGTCATCAATGAAGTCCATTATGCGTCCAGCGCTTTTTTGTATTTCGTCAATTTCGTATCTGTGACCGCTTCTGTTTACGGCGTAAGGCTCCGAGCCATCCTCGTGAACAATCGTGTAGCCATCCCTAATTGCTTTTTCTTTCAGTGCAGAGAAATACGGAACAACCAAATCCTGGTTGACTTCTATGGACTTTGGAAAACAGACAATTCCCATTCCGTAATTTGTTGGTGCTTTCATACACAAATACTATATGGGCATAGACCCACATAGCGAGAATCTAGTTCTTTACAAAAACTGAAGTTCCCAAGAATTGTGCAAAATGGTAAGAAACCCCTGGCAAATTTTTGAGCGCTTCATGTGCGTCGTAATATGGGTGCCAGCGGTAGGAGGATGAATATATCGATGATGACTCGTTTGTGCCAGCAATAACAAGAATCCCGCCCGAAGCCAAATTGTTGACCAATGAATTGAGATATTCCTCATCAAGCATAATATCCCAAGCATAAGCATGAGCCACAATCATTTCAAATTTATTATCCACCTCGGAAAGTAGTTCGGATTTATCATAAACCGAATAACCAAAAGAACTGTTTGCGTAAACATTTTTTAGATTTTTTTCAAATAGAAAAAGGCTGGCGTCGTTGACAAAATTTATGCTTGTGTCTTTTAGGCCATCAAAAACATTTTCTGGTGACATAAAAAAATAAGTCATCGGGCTACTGCATGCCCCAACAAACAATATTGATTTAGGTTTTTTGGTGTGAAGCAAAAAATTCTCTACTAACATTTGAGGGACAAACATGCCATACCACATCTCATCAGTCATCTGTTTTCTAAGTTGAAATGCTGTTGCAACAGTGTGCATGCCCAAAGCGTTGTGGGTCAAATCGACATTTGCTTCAAGCAAAGTGTTCCAATACTTAGTTGAAGTTTCCTCTACATTCGCCTTGTATTCTTCCGAGATTAGCGAACTACCAGATGAAGAAAGTTGCGTGCTCACCATTCCTGTTAGGATGACTTCTGGTTTCATAGTTGTTCCCCGTATTTAGATATTTTTAAGTATAAAAAATCGTTTCTCAGTTTGTGTACCAAACTCTTGTACTTTCCATAAACAAATGGATGTGCGGGGTTTTTTCCAAACATGGAATTTTTCACTAAAAATGTTTCCATTAAGGCAGTAATAATTTCTTCAAGTTCATAATTTTCAAAGTTGGCAGGGTCAAGACCGACAACAAAAAGAATTTGAGCAATGTCTTGCCACAAATCGACAATATGTTGGTCTGCGTCAAAAAGTTTTTCTGATGAATTTGCAGTACAGGACCTTGGCATATTTTTACTCCTCTCCCGCTAGGAAACCGTCACCGACACCGCAATTCATCATTTGACCGTTTTTAAATTCCCACTGTCGCGTGTTTGGATTAAATCGAGCAACATTGTTATCGTAATCGTCAAACTTAAACACAACTGGTTTTTCTTGTTGTGCTTCAATTATCCCAAATGGAACAAAAGGTTTTGGAATCATGTCTAAGAGCCAGAAATCAAAACGTAATTGGCGACTTGACGCTTGAGTGATTCATGAGCGGCATACTCAGAATGCCCTTCTGTAAAGTCATGGTCGTAAGACTCATCGATTGTGGAGACGTCAACACCAAGCGAAAAACAAAGAACGCCGATTGAGTACTCAAGAAGTTCTTTTGCTTCTTGTTTTGCGTTGGCGAGTTGGGCTTCTGAAAGATTCATTTATTTCTCAAGTTTTTCTAAGCGTGATTTAAGGGATGCAATTAATCCAATTTTTTCCTTTACGTCAAGTTGCCATTGCGGAGCATCGGCAGACGGAGAAAAAGCGTTTTCATCAAAAGCATCAACGTCCACCCCTTGGCGAAGCAAAACGCCAAAAATTTCGGTTTCTTGCGCCACGATTGCCTCTTGCACAAGGCGCTTTTGAGTCACTCTGTCAATATTTGCGCTGATTTTCATTTTTTGCCTTTACTTTGTCTTGTCGTACTGTATCCAATAATAGCACGCCGCTACCCAAATGGGGAAAGGCGAAAGCCCTTATAGGGACTGTACTTTTCCTCGTTTATTATTGGCATCAAACACGTCCTTGTGCCTGTATGGCTGCTTCAAACCTTCTTCACCTTCAAGCGACCTATTCTGGAAGATGGGATTTGTATTACTGCTTAAATCATGCTGGTCTTTGCCGTATTCTTCAATCAGACAATATTTTTTGTAATCGTCGTAAATGTTCTCTAGCCAATGGGGTTCACACCACGCCTTGACCGTGTCCACATCGAATACCTCTACGAGCACATTGCGGTCGCTGCTTCCTTGAGCATAGAAAGTTAAATACCCGTATCGATTGCCTTCCTTGACAATTTTAACGCCGTGCGTAGCAATAAAGTTGCATGGAAAAACAACTATGTCTCCCGCTTTTGCTTGGTATTCAACCCCCAGGTAAGGGAAAAATAACTCGCCTCCTGAATACTGATTCTCGCCGACCGAACCCTCGTCTACGCAGTCGTTGAAATACGCCATGATTGCGATTGTCTGACGCGCACCTAGTTGGCCTTTTGGTATGTACTTCTTTCCCTTCTGTGCCCTAAAATTGGTGTCATTGTCATTGTGCACTCCCAAGTAGTTGCCGGTTGAGTATCGCAAAGCATGTCCCCTTGTTCTCCACCAGAGAGTCGGTAGAACCATGGGGTATTCATGTATGTATTTAATTACGCATTTGTAAATTGAATCCTCAAGATATCTAAAGTAATCAACCATGCTCTGTTCAGTTTTATCGTCAACCACCTGAAGCACCCTCTTCGGCACCTCATTCATCTGTTCCAAGGAGAATTTGTTGCCATCTTCGTTAACGGCGTATTTTTGTCCTGATAAGTCGTAGTCAAATTTCCATCTTTGCTCATTCGCGTTTTGCCCCTCTTTGTCAATCCACGGAAGCAACTGTTCTTGATTTACCTCAAAAGCCTTAGGAAATGAGATTACGCCTCCACCAAGTTTGACCATGTCCATGGCCATAATTTCACTAACCGACTGGTCGTCAATTACTGGATAGTGACCAAAGTATCTATCGTCCATGGAGCGATTATACCACTACTGATTTGGAACGGCAATTACTGGGAGCCCTGTGAATGATGGCCCAATAACGTTTCCGTCAGCATCAAGACCTGTTTTGATTCCTTTTGCCCATGTCCACGGTTTCTCGGTGTTGATTTTTGTCTTGAGTTGGTCGTACTTCATTCTTTGCTCCATAAGTTCTTTGTCATCCCATAAATTGCCTACGGAAACACTGACATCAAGCATCACCGTGTTTTCATATACGTTAAAAAAACAAAACGGGTCACCTGCCCTAAATGTTACTGGCGTGCCGATTTTATTTATCTTCCAATTCATTTGAACCTCATCTGGCCACCAAAATGTGGGAACAGTTGCCGAAAGAGCCTGCGCATCTTCTTTGATGAAATTTGGTGAACCAGAAAACCAAGTGCTGTAATTATCCTCTGTCCTGATAACCCATCCCATGGCGAAAGACACCATTCCTATGATTGAACAATGAACTTGTTTGAATCCATTTTTTGAGAATTCGCCAGACAGGATTTTTGGGACATGGTTGCCGCCATCCCACTGCACAACAACATCTTCGCTTAGTACTAGTTCCCAACCCAAAACATTAGCGACTGACATAGGCATGCACTGATAGGCATGCTTTTTGTAAGTTTCATCCATCCAATCTCTTTTAATTCTTGATTGCCTGATTTCAGGAGGAGTTTGTGTCGTCTTAACAAATTGGACATGCGTCATGCAGATGTACTGACTCCACGTGTTGCTGCAGTTGGTGAGTATAAATGAACCTGATTGTGGTTCTTATCGTTGTAGTCAAACATCGTCACCGCCGAGTATTTTAGCCCACTTTGTACCGGTAGGGCCGCGTGTGCGAATATGAAAGTTGAAGGGAAGAAGACGATGTCGCCTGCCTCGGGTTTAAACTTCAAATCAAAATACGGGAAAAACAGTTCCCCACCTTCATAGTCGTCATTGAGATACATGATTGACGATATGGTGCAGGTGTAGGAAAAGCCGTGGTCGGTATGCGTTTGAAAGTGTTGCTTAGGTCCATACTTGACGTAATTGATTGCTTCCATGTAATCCATTTTTACGTTGTACATTGATTCGTAGTGTCGCAAGCAAGGCGTCAGTCTTTCGGTTGTATCTGACCAAATAGCCTTTATTTCAGAAAACTCATTGGGTGCCTGATTTGCAAGGTCTTCGCTAATTTTGCAGTCAAAGCAGTCTCTGTATTCGGGCATTTTTTGCTCGTGCCCAACGAGGGCCTCCATCCACATGTAGGGCGGTGTCGCGCTTGCGCCTATCGTATCTTCTAGGCGTTCCACTAAGCGCAATTCTTTGGGAAGCATATTCCTGTAGACCATCATCGCAAAACGAGGGTCCCCCAGGTATTCGCATGAAACATTAACTGCCGAGTTCATTTGATTGCACCTTTCTTGACCATGGGTCTCATCATAGTAGAATGTTGGTATGAGCGTAAAGTCTATTTCCAGAACAATTGAAACCCTACCGTTGTCTATTTACGACATAAAAATCAAGTCCGCCGACGGGAAAAACGACGATGTGCTGGCCGACGCAAAGGGTAAGGTGACCCTCCTATTCAACGTCGCTGCAGGCTGTGGGAATATCCCCCAACACGGCGTAATTGAGCAACTTCATCAAATGTACAAAGGAAACCCTGATTTTACAATTTTGGCTGTGGTCGTTGACGACTTTGTTTGCCACGGATATGAACAGTTTCAGGGAGGGCTTGCCTCGTATGCCGAAAAAAATGCCCTACACCTCACACCAGGTCAAGTGGCAAAAGATTATGCTCAAACACATTTTGGTGCAACATATGAGTTCACCGAATTGACAAACGGTCGCTACGATAAGCACTCATACAGCGAAGACTTTGTGCCCAATACTCAAAAACTTCAGGACATTCATGAACTGTGGTTTTACCTGACAAGATGCCATGAAGCAGACTTTCAGGAAAATGGAACTCCGTATAGTGATGAATTTATCCCATGGGCAAAGGTAAAGGCTTCGAAACCGGAAGACAAAAAAGGCATGTGTAATTTGACGGGAAATTTTACAAAGTTCTTGATTGACAAAACAGGAACACAATATATGCGATACCACAACGGGTTTCTCCTTGGTGAACGTAGTCAACACGGAGAGTTTTTCCCGTGGTGGCACGGCGAAGGTTTGGAAAAACTTAAAGAGGAATTAGGGGAAAAAGAGTTCTTTGAGTGGACAAATGCCCCATATCCAAGCAGGTTGCAGCAAAAAGGCATTGACGAATCCCTAAGGATAATCAAAGACGATATTGATTACATGTTGAACATGTAATCACTTAATAAGAAACAACCTATTTCTATTCGGAATCGGTATCAAGGAATCCTTATTGTCGTCGATATTGACTTTTTCAAACACCCCAATTAGTGAGTTTCTGGTATGCGCTTTGTGATTGCCAGGCAATGCGTTGGAATACAAAGATTTTTCATGCCACGCGATTATGTCGCCTGCCATGGGCATGTGTTGATATATTTTTCCAACATCCAGGTTTGCCAAAAAATGACAAAATTGGACATATTCACTGTATGTCTCCATAGCGCCTAGGTCTTTCATGATTTCTGGGTTGGCGTCTAACTTGTGCGACCCAGAAGATATTTGCAATACGCCCGATAGAGGGTGGTGGTCTTCTATGGCGGCCATTACCAAAATAGCGTTCGGTGAATTGACTTGTTCATTGCACCATGGTGATTCCGTCTTCCAATGAGTTCTCGGTGCTGACATAATTGCACTAACTGATTTGAGCCCATATGTTGTGTCCATTGAATCTGCTAACGACTCCATAAAGTCACCACAAAGAATGGAAACAATAGAATCAGAAACAAGATATTCTTTTGTTGAGGGCAAATAAGATTTGCCGCCGTCCTCCACTAAAATCATTTCGTTTGCATACTTTGATTTGTAGTCATCAATGGCCTGGTGCGGTGACGCGTTCAGGCGCACCGCATATCCATTGTCCATAAAGTGATTGTGATTACTGGAGGTGTACTGCTCGAGTAATCGATAATCGACATATGATTGGCGTCCACCGTTAGTTTTGTGTCCATAACCATTGATGTGAATATTTTTTCCAAACGTGTTTAGGGCATGCAGAAAACCCACGCCTTCGGTAAAACCCACATCAAGACCTAATTCGTCTATTTTCCCTTCTGCTATTTGCGCCCATGCGTTGGCAATAGCCTGATAACCAGTTGTTTCTCCGACCCAAAAATGTCTAGCAATTATTTCAGTAACCGTATAATCGTGCCAAGCGGTAGAGGTGTCAAAATCTTTCGGTTTATTAGTGCTCATATAATCAGGCTAACATAATGGCATGAACGAACGGTTTGTTGTCGGCATTGTTTCCCTTGGGGTAATGGGTTCGTCACTTGCTTCATCATTGCGCTATTCGGGTCACTCGATTATTTGGGCATCTCAAGGCCGTTCGCAAAAAACAATTAATAGAGCGAATTCTGTTGACGCAATTGATGTGGGAACAATTCAGGAATTATCAGACCGCTCTGACGTGATTATGTCAATTGGTTTTGGCAACAGCGGACCCGAAACTGCCGAACTTTTGATACATACGGGTTTTGACAAACTTCTTGTTGACTTTAATTCGTTGTGGGGCGAGTCATCCGAGCAGTCATTTTATGAGACAGTGGCGCAAGGAAAATATGAATACGTCGACGGCGCAATCCACGGCTATCCCTTAAAAGAGTCTTTTGCCAAAGATGGGTTGACCCGATTGATGCTCCTACATGGGGGGCGGGCTCAGTTTATCGGCTCGCTGTTTACTGATGGTATTTGGACTCCAGTATATTGCGAAGACAAAGCAAAAAAAGAAAACAGAATTATGAGTCAACCACCGTATAAAACGACGGGGTCGTGTACCTAAATCCTTCTGTAATCATTGTTACGCCATGCAAGTAGTTGACGTCGCCAGGGTGCATCACGGCCAAGCCAGGCTTTGGTCGTATCGTGATGTCGTGTTGAGGGTAAAACAGGTCTCCACCCTCAAAATCGTCGTTGTAGTAGAGCAGAGAGTTGAGGTCATAATCAACAAATGCGTTGGGTCTGCCGTCGTTTAGTTGTTTATCAGCATGGGGTCTCTGTTCAATTCCTGGACGCCACTTCATTATGACTGGTGGGCGTTTGCTGACTTTAACTTTGTAGAAGTCTTCAATGGTTTTTTGCATTTTGTCAATGTATTTTTCAACAATGAGCCAAACCTGTTTATTCAGTTTTTCAAGGATTTCACTACTGCATTGTCGGTCGTTCCAGTAATCGGCGTTGTAAAGACAAGTCCCATCTTCGGCGTAAACGCTTTTGGCAGAGTTGTTCCATTCATTAATCGTCGGGCAGAACTCTTGAATAAGTTTTAAATCTTCTAATTCCACAAAATTTTCAATAACCACTATATTTGAAGCGCTATTCCCAAAGTGCCCTGGCTTGATTTTCCATGGACTTTCTGATGTTTGTTCTACGCTCATTCTATAACCCTAACACCGCCAATGAGTGCAGACCATAATCGATATGATGTTTTTGCAAAATTGCTTCAGAATTGTCCATGCAAAACTCTTCAATTTCTGCATTCGTTTCCTTGGGAAAGTGGTCAACTTCCACGAAATGAATGTCAAAACATTCTGCTATCTTTTGTAGAAAAATGTGCCTATTTTCAAGTGAGTATATTTGTATTCCGTTTGAGTCTGCAAAATTTACTACATCTAATACTTCTTGTGCACTGTTTGAAAAAGATATGCGTGGCAGTTCATATTCTCCCCATGTTCCTTTTTCGGCAAATGATATATCCGAGGATATGAATGAAGACTGAGGATTAGCCACAAAAGGGAACCTGTTAGACGGTTCTCCGTAAATAAGCATTTTCGCAAACTCCATTCTTGACACACCTTCTGGAGCGAAAACGGACATACTTGCAGTATGCGATACTGGGTCCCTGACAATGGTGAACGTTTTTATGGTTCGGTTATGATTCGGCAAGAGTTCTTGTAAAAGTTTTTTGTCATTGTCATTTTTTTTAATTGGATGATTTCCAAAGTGCCCGCACAGCAGGGAGTTATTTCCCCATTCATTTTTTGAAAGATAATCATCCAGCGAAGGCGTGCTTAGACTCACCCCAGAGTTGTACAAGTCTATGTGTGTTGCTCTGCCAGATGTTCTAGGTATGTGAAGAAAATATACACCAACATCCTGATTCATTGAATCAGACTATCAGTGGCTACTTTGTCAGCAGGGCGCGAACTTGAAGCATGGAGGGAAATATGGAGGAAAGAAAGGGGGGAAGAATGGAGGGAAGAAAGGAGGAAAGTATGGAGGGAAATAAGGAGGAAAGAAAGGAGGAAAGAATGGTGGGAAAAACGGCGGGAAGAATGGAGGGAAGTATGGGGGAGTAACGGCTGGAGATGAAGTGGAAACATCGGAGGGCACGCCATAGTTTGTATTCGCCGTAACGGTAAATGTATATGCGGTGCCAGAAGTAAGACCAGTAACAGTGATTGGCGATGTGGCACTCGTTCCCGTCAAACCGCCAGGACTTGAAGTTGCGGTATAGGTAACTGTGCCTTTACCGACATACGAAGATGGTGTGAATGCAACACTGACTGTTTGTAAGTCATTTGGGTTAGCGGCTGCAACAACTGGCGAAGCGGTGCCAGTCGGGGATGTCGGTGTCGTTGGCTTTTTCCCGCCACTGTCTTTTGGTGCTCTGCTTGCCATAAATTACGCTGAAATGTCTCCGACGAGAACCCAAGTATTGGTTGCTCGCTTGATGAGCGTAGCATACGACCATTGTGTTCGCAGTTTCAAGCCTGGAGCAGCATTTACGGTTACGCCAGACCCTTGAACAACTGTGGTCTGACCAGCGCCAACCTGCAAAATGTTGATTTGCGTACCAACTGGAAATGCCACGGATGAGTTTGGTGGGACTGTGAGGTTATTTCCAGAGGCAACATTCATTTCCACAATCTTATTCTTATCACCTAGCACAAGCGTGTAACTGGCGATTTGAGCATTGGTTGACACATCTGCCAAACTGAGCGTGAATGTCTTGTCTCCGTTGTCATCGGTTGAACTGAGGTCAAGACCTGCACTAGCGAATATGCTTAATGACTTAACGTAACTGCCAGTCGTATCGGTTCCCAAATCGATTGGGTCATTTACCCATGCTGAACCGTTCCACTTCAAAAAGTCACCCGCAGTGGCAGAAGTTATTGTTACATCGCCAACATCGTCAAGCGTGTTGATGGTGGGAATTGAGTCATTTACCCATGCTGAACCGTTCCACTTAAGGAACTGGCCAGCAGAGGCAGAAGTGATTGAGACGTCACCAATCTCGTCGAGCGATGTAATGCTTTGCCCGTCAACATAAAATGTTGTAGCAATGTCGTAATACGTAGAGCCATCTTCAGTGATTTCCCACTTATCGCTTGTTTCATTCCAGCGGACGGCAACGTTTGCCGACGTTCCACGTTCAACTTCAATACCAGCATTCTGTGATGGCGCGCTTGTCTCATTGCTATTGAGAACAATGATGTTGTCAGCGAGATTGATTGTCTCCGTATTGACGGTTGTCGTTGTCCCATTAACCGTGAGGTCACCAGAAATAATCAAGTTGTCGTCAATTGTGACCGTTCCGCCTGCTGAGTCAATTACTAGATTGCCGGCGGTTGTGTCAATTTCTGCTGATGCCGAAATACCAATCTGAACACCATCTGCAGTAATTCCAGCGAATGATGGATTGTCAGATGCGCCGACAGCCTGACCAATTGCGATAGTAGCCGAGGAGCCCTCACCTGGAGTGTGGGTGACAGTTACACCGGTGCCAGCAGTAACATCTGACATGTAGTTGCCGGTCGTGTCTGCACCGAGCGCAACACTGTCCGGCTGAACAGTTGCGGTGATTGTAATATCCGACGAGCCGTTGAACGAAGCAGAACCGCTGAGGTCGCCGCCAAGTGAGATGGCTCGGGAGGTCTGCAGTGAGGTGGCTGTGTCGGCATTTCCAGTCAGGTTTCCGGTGACATTGCCCGTTACGTTTCCGCTGACATTTCCTGTCAATGGCGCAGAAACATGCGCGAATGTTACAGATGACGATGTGGCAACAGCCTGACCGATTGCGATTGTCGCATTCGAACCCTCACCAGGGGTGTGAGTAATCGTTACACCGGTACCCTGGGTAAGGTCGGACATAAAGTTGCCAGTTGTGTCTGTTCCTAGCGCAACCGAGTCGGGCTGAACTGTTGCACTGATTGAAACATTGCTGGTTCCGTCAAATGATACAGAGCCTGAGACATCTCCAGAAAGTGAGATTGTTCGCGCGTTCTGCAAAGCGGTTGCAGTTGCGGCGTTTCCAGTAGTGGAACCGGAACTACCAGTTACATTCCCAGTTACATTCCCAGTTACATTCCCATTGACATTTCCTGTTACATTCCCAGTGACATTTCCTGTTACGTCTGCTGCTACATGAGCGAATGTAACCGATGCACTAGTCGCAACACTTTGCCCTATTGAGAGAGTATTGCCAGTCTTTGTGATTCCCGTTCCCGCAGTTATGTTTGCCGCGCCAGTGAACTGTGACCAGTTCATGTCATCGGTTCCGAGAACGTGTTTGTCGTTCTCGCCAGTTCCCTCCGAAGAGATAATGAAACCTTGGTTTATGTTTGTTGCACCATTTGCCACATAGACAGCGTCGCCTCGCACGACCTCATCATTCAAATTGTCGTGGTCTGATGCCCTCGTAAGTACATACGGAACGCTGACGGAACCCTGAGCCGTAACTACATAAATTCCGTTTTGTGTTGCATCGGCTTGGTCCTTGACCAAAACCCTGTCACCCGTAGTGGTATTGATGCCGTCCATCACCAATCTTGCGTTGGCGGATGCGGTAAGGGTTGCGCCTACACCGTTTGTTCCGTTTGCATAAGTCGGTGTATTTGGAAGAGCGGCTGCAGTTGCCGTTTCTACTGAGTTGTGCCAATTAATTCCAGCGCCAATTGCGTCGGCGTATGCCTTGGTCGCGGCATCAGTCGGATTGGTCGGTGCGGGGACTGTGACAGTTCCAGTAAATGTTGGGGAGGCGAGTGGTGCCTTTGCATCCATTTGCGTTTGAATTGCAGAAGTTACGCCATCCACATAGTTAAGTTCTGTTGTTGAAAGAGTGGCACCATCAAGAATGTTGATTTCTGCGGCTGTTGAGGTAACGCCAGTCAAGTCTGTTGGGGCGATGGAGATACTTGCGGAACCATCAAATAACTGACCAGCAATTGTCCGAGCCGTTTGCAGGGCTGTAGCGGTTACCGCATTACCGGAAACATCACCCGTTACGTTGCCTGTTACTGGCGCAGAAACATGTGCGAATGTTACAGACGCGCTCGTGGCTACCGACTGACCAATAGCCACTGTCGGGCTGGAGCCCTCACCGGGTGTGTGCGTTACGGTAACGCCCGTACCCGCTGTTAGGTCGTTGACAAAGTTTCCAGTTGTGTCAGTACCAAGGGCAATGCTGTCAGGTTGCACCGTCGCGGTAATGGTTACATTTTGAGAACCATCAAAGGAAACAGAACCAGATAAATCGCCAGCAAGAGAAATTGTGCGTGCGGTCTCAAGAGTTGAGGCCGTGTCAGCATTCCCTGTCAGGTCGCCAACGAAATTTGCGCTTCCGCCAACACTCATTCCGCCAGAAAACGAAATGTCCGTTCCGTCACTCGTTATTTCTACGCCGCCAAGGTCAATTGTCGTTCCCGACAGATAGATGTCACGGAAGCGAGCAGAAGCAGAACCTAAGTCATAGGCCTCGTTTGTGTTTGGGATAATGTTCCCGCCAACATTTGTCTGACCATTAACTGTCAGTTGTCCAAAAGTTACTGAGGCTGAGGTTCCAACTGCCTGCCCAATGGCAACAGTTGGTGTTGCGGCTTCGCCAGAGTTGTTAGAGAGTGTGACACCCGTGCCAGCAACAAGAGATTCAACATACGAACCAATGGTATCGGTGGAAAGATTTACGGCATCATTAATCCATGTAGAGCCGTTCCATCGCAAGAAGTCGCCGGAGGAGGCTGATGTGATTGTTACGTCGCCAAGGTCGTTAATACTTGATAAAGATAAAGGAACGCTGGAGTAAGCAAGGCTGGTCCAAGCCGTTGAACCGTTGCCTATTTTAAATTTTGCTGTGTCTGTTTCTAAACCTATTTCTCCAGCAAACAAAACTGGGTTATTTGACGTCCATGACGCTGCTGTGGAGCGCTTGACTTGAATTCGTGCACCGGACATTACAAGACACCTCCATCAAAAGTAAAAATTAAATTATTTGACACTTCAGCCTCATCTATTTCAAGAATACCACCATCCAGATTGTCTACGGTGAATGCTATGTCTTCTGGGTTCAGCAGCCACTTTTCCCCGTCCCATGTCCATGTCTTGGCACCAGATGAGTGAGTATCCCCTATTGAGGGAGAGTTTGGGAAATTTATTGCCATTAGCCAATTCCCCCTATTTCAACCCAAAATGAGTCGTAGCGAACAAAAGTTCTCCCCGTGTCCGATTCAAACCATAAATCACCCTCAGCCAAACCAGCAGTTGGGGCTGCATCAGAAACAGTTACGGACGAACCACCTGTAGTTACCCAAGAATTACCTTCGCGAACGTAAAGAGTGTCGTCGTCAATATCAAACCAAAGGGAGCCTTCAATTGGACTTCCCGGTGCTTCCGAAGAAACGGTTGCACCGCCCTGAGCCGCGAGCCAATTTGAATTGGACCTAAAGTAAAGTCGGTTGTTAGTATTGTCAATCGCAATTGCCCCATCTGGCAATACGGCTTCTGGGGCTCCTGCAGTAGTAAGAGTAACAATACCCAAGGCTGCCTTGAAGGCGTCGTCTGTTTGAAGCATGTTTGCTGAATCTCTAAAAAGGTTGGTGTCAAAGGTTGCGGAGCCTGAAGACCAATTAAGACGACCGCCGGCATCAATTCTGACTCGTGCGTAATTATCCCCGTTCACGCGGACAGAAAATGTCTCGTCGCTGACTGTGGAAAATTCAATTCCACGTAATGGGGTGCCAACAAATCTTGTCATGTGAATTCAGCCTCAACTGTTTTCTTATTGTTTGTGTCCCTCAAGACACTATGGATATTGCTAACCCGTAATTACTACCGTAAACGCATTTGATGCTGGGGCCACAGAGAAAGAAACAGTTACCGTATCGGCTGTTGTCCTTTCTACGTCTGCTATTACTGTGTCATAACTAGAAGTATCATAAACCTGCACGACTACTGCTCTGGTTCCAAAGTTGTGGGTAATTACGTGAGCAACATCGACTCCGTTGCCGACAGCCTTTGAGGCAACTCGAGCAAGTACAGGAGTGCTTGTGTTGGCTCCCGAGGATGAGGTTTCGGCAAGTGTTGCTCGTGCAGCAGAAGCGGAAACTGCGTTAGTTCCACCTTGGTCTAGTGGCAGTGTTCCGGTGGTGTCATTAGAGCCTTGTGCAAGGTCAATTACATCTCGGCTGATGACTCCGTTTGTGTAGGTAAGTCCGTCTCCCGCAATATTCGAGTCAATTTTTAGACCTGCGGAAGCAGTCGACAAACCAGAGATTCCTGCATCAAGTTTGATTCCGACTGAGTCAGAAGTAATTTCCAGACCAGTGTTAGCACCTACGGTTACCGATAGGACGCCTGCGCTATAGCCGAGACCGTCTCCCGCTGCGTCAGACTTGATTCGCAGGGCATCGGAATGAACCTCGATACCGGTCCCAACATTGACGTTGAGAGTGCTACCAGACTTACTAAGAGCATCACCCGCATCAATTTGACCAGTACCAGAGAATTGTGTGAACGTAAGTCCAGTAGTGCCGAGAGTAATCGTGTCGTTGGTTGTGAGAACAAACCCTTGGTCACCGTTTGTTGTGCCTTCTGCGATGAAGGTAAATGCACCCGCAGTTACCTTGCCCGAAGTATCAAAGTCATCGGCGCGAACTGCTGCACCAGATGCCTGAACAACATAGATACCGTTTTCTGATGCAGTGCTTTGGTCCTTAACAAGAACACGGTCACCAGTTGCAAGTACGACTCCGTCAACTGTGTCTCCGTTCTCGAGACCAGAAGCAAGAAGTACGGGTGCGGTTGTTGCAACACGAGATGATGCTTTAACATCAAGTCCCTGACGTGCAGAGTCAACATAACCCTTAGTGGCGACATGAGCGGCGTCGGTTGGTGTTGCCGCTTTGAAGTTTCCACTTGCATCACGAATTACAAGTTTTGAAGCAGTCGCATCCGCAGTAGCGTCTTCAAGTTTTGTCTTGTCTGAAGAGGACATGACACCATCCGCTGATGTCGTTGCAAGAACTGGAGTAAAAGTTAAAGCGCCGTTAGACTCACTGATTGTAAGCGCCGCTGAAGCACTGCCAGCAGACGAGGCTGAATGGACCATTTTGCGCCATGCGCTACCCGTATAAACCTTGATTGTTTTTTCGGTAGAATTGTAAATTAACCTGCCCTCAAAATTGTCAATAGAAGGGTCAGAGGCGACGACCTGAAACTTACCGTTCTGGAGTTCGTTCTGGTTAAGATTTAAATTTGTTACAAATTTCATGTAGGTTTACCTCCAGAGTTCCTCTATGAAAGATACGCCTTTCCGGCGAAAGAGTGTGAGAAGGTCACCGTTAGGGCGTTTTCTGATATATAGGTGACCTCGCCAATGACCTTGCTTTGAGCGCTATCGACAATGCTTACATTGGGGAAAAATCGCATGTTGTGCGTGATATTCCACGTACTCGAAGCAGATGCTTGGTTATGGACAAAACGCGAACGTGACCTCACCTCCTCGATGGCGCCCTGAATAGTTGTAGAAGTTATTTCTGAGGTTGGATTAAAAATCAAAGTCGCAGCATCACCAGAGTCAGAAAAAGCGTCATTTACATATTCGACTGTCGCATAGTTCAACTGTACAACTGGGTCAATATTTGGAACCAGGTCAGCAAGGTCGACTGTTCCATTGATTGAATTTTTATCTATTGAAATAAAATATTTATTTATCCCGGCGCCCTTAATTCTTTCAGTAACTTCGTAAGTAACACCTTGAGGCAACGTTGCCGTGTCGTTGGTAGCGTAAAGAGACACTGAGAATGAGCCAGATGCACTTAATTGTGCTGTAATTTCTGTTGGAGAGATTGTGATATTGTCCGATGACTGACGCATTGGGGATGTAAGAAGAAAATTGACGCGTCCTGTCGAAGGGGCTCCCGTTCCAGACTCAACGTAGGTTCCGGTGACGGTAATTGGTGTGAAAGCCATTATTGTGCCTTTTGTGTTACGTTGACGGTGACTGCGTGCAAAATAGTATCATCTGTTGAATCAAAAATCCTTTGTATGTCAGCCACTCTAACCTTTAATACAAGTTGGTCTGCATTGAGTGTGGCGTTATCAAGCGCAGCAACGACTTCGTTGATTATGGCCACATTTTCTGAGGTGCGCACTTGCCACAAACTGACCTGAACCATTCTGGTTCTTGCCAGCACCAAACTGTCCCCAAGAAGTGCCGGAGTGTTTGACAATTCATCAAAAATAGTGATATAAGGATAAGTGGTTTCTGGTGGCGCAATGTCTCTAAATATGCGCGTAGATACCTCAGTTATTGTGTCATTCAATAACACAGTTCTGATTGCTCCGCCGATAGAAGCCATTACGCCTCCATGTCGACGACAAATGTTTTACCCTTTAGGGCCTTGGTTTTTCGAGTATATGCAATTTGTAAATTCCTGACAACGTGGCTCCCAGCAACCTTTGCAACATTATTTCTTGCCGGACGCATAAATGGACGTGGCTGCAATTTGGTTGTTCCAAATTCCAAATCTTTTGCAAATGGTGCTTTGCTGCCAAACTCTGCTACTGCTGGATTTTGATTTGGCCTACTAACAACTTTTTGATAAAGGCTTGACTCAAGGTCCCCACCCCGAGTTGCCGCGGGCGGCTCTCCCGGAGATGAAGACATTCTTTTTACGCCATTCTTTGTGTATTCCTTGTAGGAACCTTTATGAAGAATGAGTTTTTGCGCTTCATTTAAGCCCACAATTGACAACTCTTCTGCTGCTTTTCGCATTTGATAAACGCCTGCCAAAATAATGCTTTTGATTTCCGGCTCAACAGCAGCAAGCGCCGCATAAACCTTCTGGGTTGGTGTGCTTTTTTTTGCCATGTTAACGAAGCGTCCTTCTGCATTCTGCTCTAATATGCGTTCTTGTGTAAAGCAAAGCATCTATCTCATAGGTTCCGTCGACCACCTGATGAAATCCGCCGACAACAATTTGGTCGCCGTATGTAACGCTTGCGCTTAATGGAAGTCGGCACACGATGTTTCTTTCTTCGCTCATCTGTCCAGTGGTTGATTCATCTACGTCTTCTGAATTTTTCTGATGAATTGAACCAAAAACGGTTGTATCGGTCCCGACATTTGTCCAAATTCCTTCTGCCTGATTTGCAAAACCAGGTGTCATATTCTTTATGGTTATTGCTGTTCGTGCACCACGCATTTCACAGAACCACCCTTCGCCTAAATCGCTTCACCGAATTTAGTTCCCTATCGGTGAATCCACCTTCTCCGCCATCAGGAAACAAATAATCTGTTCCTTCAACTTTGAATCTCGCAAGACCCTGTGCGTCTATTAAAAACTTGCCCATCTCTCGCGTTGCCGCGGAGTAAAGAACACGCTCTAGAGCAACAGTATCTGGTCCTGTCATTCCTGCTGTGTATGTAACTAGCGCTTGATTTCCCGTGCCAGCAATTCTTATGTTGTCGATGCCCCAAGGGAAAATATCGAAGTCAGTAATATTTTGCTGAACTTCATCTCCGGGAAGACCAACAAAAAAACTGGTTACGCTTTGAACCGGCGCATGACGTAAAAAAATCTGTCTTTGATTTGGAACAAGTTTGTGTTCTTCCTCGGTAAAGACCTGAGCCCCCAACGGACGATTTAGATAATATGCAAGTTCGGATTCAAGTGCTCCGAGAATCGACATTGCTGCATCCTGTTGGGAATCCGTAAAGGTTTTTC